GGCGTGCCCATCGCGATGATGGCGGGCGGGGACATGTCGCCCCTGCTCAGGCAGGGCGGCACCGTGATAGCCATGCAGCCCGCGCTCGCGCCCGATTTCGCCAAGAGTCTGTTCGCCAACGTCTCCGACGCGGGTCACGCCCGGAGAATCACGAACATAGAGCGTGACGGCGATTTCCCGCTCGCGCAGTCTGCCGGGGTTGACTTCGCCATCGCGGGCAAGACCGACGGCGGGGACGAGTTCTTCGCGGGCGCGGAAATCCTCGAACGCATACCCGTCCTCAGAACCTACGTCCGCAAGTCCGACCAGGTCTTCGGCGGCTCGCTCGACGGGCTCCGGCTCTCACTCTTCAAAGTCTTGGCCGACGACCTGCGGGCGGGCTCTAAATCGTGGGGCCGCGAGCCCGTCACCTACCGCGAGCGTCCGCAGGCTTTCAAGGACATCGCGCGCTTCGTCAACATCGCGACGGGACGGGCCGACAAGGGGCCGCACAATTCGGCGCTGACACAAGCCTACCTGAACCTGGGCCGGGCCATCGGGTTCGCGCCCGGCTATCGGGTGTCACGTTTCCAGTTTCTGACGCTCCCCCTTAACCGCTCCTTCTGGCACGCCGACCCGACGGCCCGCAGGGTCGTCTATAAAAACTATGTGCGCTGGCTCGGGACGCAAGGGGCCGTCCAGGGGACGCTCTACGGCTTAGGCTGGATTACCGGCGGCATGGTCACGGCCTACTTCGACCCCGACGACGACGACTTCCTTAAGGTGAAGTTCGGCAACCTCCGGCTCGACCTCACGGGGGGCTTGCAGGTTCCCGCCCGCTTCCTCGGTCGCATGGCTTTGGAGGGCTACCGGGGGCTCGTTGGAGAGGTGACGCCGGGGATGGCGGGAGAGTCGGCCCTGAATACCGGAATCCGGTTCATGCAGACCGGCCTCGACCCGCGCCTTTCTCTGGCGGTTGACTGGTACAAGGGCGAGACCGTGGTGCGCAAGCCCTTCTCTTGGTTCGGTGACTACGGGGTGGACGGGGCCATCGGGACGCGGATGCTCCCCATCGGACTTACTTCTGCCGTCGAGGTCACGCGCAAGGAGGGTGCAGCTTACTCGGTCGCGCAATCCACGGCCGAGTTCTTCGGGGCGGGCTCTCAGGTGTATCCAGATCGGGCAGACGAGCCCAATACGAAGGCCGAGAGATTAGCAAGTAGATTCGCGGCCCAAGGGATGAAGGGCGGGAAGCCCAGAACGGAAGAGGTGAGGCGCAAACTGGACGAGCTGAAGGGCAGGGCGCGCAAGGGTGAGGATGTCAGAGGCGAAGTAGAGCCGCTGGTCGAGGACGAGGTCATCTCGAAGGGCCACGGCGAATCAATCATCAAGGCCAAAGACCAAACTCTCTTGCAAGAGAAGTTCCGCCAGCTATCACTTGAAGACGCCAAGCATGTGCTGAAGTACGCCACGCAAGCAGAGCGTGAGGCGGTGGCCGACATCGTCAGAAGTAAGGCGCTGAACAAGACGGAGCGCGAGGCGAAGGAGAGGCAGCGCCTTGAGGCGGAGAAGGAGTTTGAGAAGAGGCGGGCGGAGTTAAACAAGACTGACCCGCAAAAGGCAGCCGAGTTGGTGTCGCCCTCTGAGGCAAGGCGTCGTAAGGCCGCCCGCGAAGCCGCCGAGAAGCGCCGGAAGCAAGAGGTTAAATACGGGAGGGGGATAAGTCCATGACATTTAGCGCAGTCCTGTTAGTAGCAGCGTTCATTCTATTCCTGCTCGCCGGGTTCAACGTCGGGAGCCCGCGTTTTAGTTTGGGCTGGGCCGGGTCGGCGTGTGCCGTGGGGGCGTTGCTGGCGGGAAGGTTGATGTGAGCAAGAGACGGTACAGCGACAGGGAGAAGGCGGCAGCGCTGGCCTTCCTCGACTTCAACGGCGGGAATGTGGAGAAGGCCGCGAAGGCCCTCGGCATCCCGCGCATCACCTTGCTTGACTGGTCGAAGGGCAAGAAGCAGCACTCGGAAGTGTCGGACTTGCGACAGGAAAAAAAAGAGGAAATCTCCGCCCTCATTGAGCAGGCCGTCCGCGACATGGTGGGGGCGTCCGCGGGGAAGCTCTCGACGGCTAATTTCCAGCAGTTGTGGACGGGGGTAGGGATCGCCGTGGACAAGATGCAACTCTTGAAGGGCGAGGCCACGCAGATCACGAAGGATGCCGGCAACGCAAGAACAAACGAAGAGCGAGCCGCTCGCATACTTGACATCGTTAAGCCCGGAGCAGTTAAAGAAGCGGCTTGACGAGCTGAACAAGGACGAACTGGCTCGACTGGACGGGCTCCTCTTCACCGAGGAGTCTGAGGACGAAGGTGCGCCCGATGATTGGGAGGGATGGCTCGCCCGCCTCTTTCCTACCTACACCTCGCGCGGCTTCTCCGAGTACCACGCCGAGTTCTGGGAGTGGGTCTGGGGGGTCGAGAAGGGGAAGCGCCCGCAGCCCTTCGTCGCCATCTGGCCCAGAGGTGGTGGTAAGTCCACCTCGGCCGAGTTGGCCTGCGTGGCGTGGGCAGCTCGCGGTGTCCGTAAATACGTTCTCTACATCTGCGAGACGCAGGAGCAGGCCGACGACCACGTCTCGAACGTCGCCACCATGCTCGAATCTGACTCAATCGCCCGCCGCTACTCCGACCTCGGCAAGCCCTTAGTAGGCAAGTACGGCAACTCCCGGGGCTGGCGCCGCAACCGCCTCCGCACCGCCTCGGGCTTCACGGTGGATGCGCTGGGCTTAGACTCCGCCGCCCGCGGGGTCAAGCTCGACGAGCAGCGCCCGGACGCCGAACTGTTCGATGACATTGACTCCGAGACAGACTCGAAAGAGGCGACCGCGAAGAAGGTCAAGATCATCACACGCAAACTCCTGCCTGCGGGGAGCGACGACCTCGGCTCGCTCTTCCTTCAGAACCTCGTCCACAAGGACTCCGTGGTGGCGCAGATGGCGGACGGGCGGGCCGACTTCGCTGCTGACCGCCGGGTCTCGGGCCCCACGCCCGCGCTCAGGGGCTTCGACTACGAGAAGGAGGGGGCGCGGGTGGTCATCACTGCGGGCGAGCCGACCTGGGCGGGACTCCCGCGGGCACGCTGTCAGGAGATGATTGACGACATGGGTCTGACGGCCTTCCTCGCTGAGTGCCAGCACCGCGTTGACATCATCTCGGGCGAAAAGAGTTTCCGTGAATATGACGAGATTTTCCACGTCATCACATGGTCGGAGTTCGCTGACTTTTTCGGGGCGATTGCCCGCGACGCGAACGGCCAGCCCCGAATCCCGGCGCTCTGGAAGAAGGAAAGAGGGCTGGACTGGGGCACGACGCCAGAGCACCCTTCAGCCTGCGTCTTCTCAACACGACCTGGTAAGGCCGACCCGCTCTCGGACTGCGTCTTCACCTTCGGGGAGATAGTACGACCTAAATGGCCGCCCTCAGACCCGCACGCCGTCCCTGAACTGGTCTCGCCGGGCAGGGTAGCGCAGGCCATCAAGGACTTCCAGCGCCGGCACATGATACGGGACGACGAGATCAAGGGCGTGATGAGCCACGAAGCGAGTGCTGCCCTGAATACCTTCCTCGTTGACTTGCCCGAAGAGCAGAGGGTCTTCTTCTCGAAGTGGAAGGCGCGCAAGGGCTCAGGCGTGCCGCAGATTCAGGAGGTGCTGGCGATTGACCGTTCCAAGCCGCACCCGTTCCGCAAAGACCCGCGCACGCGTCAGGCAATCATGGGGCGGCCCCGCCACTACATCGTCGTCGCCGACGGGCAGGGTGAGTTGTACTACGACGGAGAGGGCAATTTGAAAGTCCGGCAACCTGTGGACGAGGCGGGGCTGGCCCGGCTCCGGGCGGAGATACCCGAATTCGACGAGCGCGCCACAGGTGCCGCCAAGATATTCGATGATGCTTGTGATGGGTGGCGGGGTGAAGCCGCCGGGTTCTTCGTTGCTGCCGCTGAGCCGAGTAAGCAGCAGCAGAGAGAGCGGAAACTCGCGCCCGAGTTGCAGAAGTCGGCGGTCATCCAGATCGAAGACCCACACTTACGCGACCACGCCGAGCACTCCCGCCGCATCCACCTTCAAAGGATGGAGAACGAGGAGAAGAACAAAGAACGCGCATCGAGCAGGTTCGCATTGCCTAAAGTGAGGTTCAGAAAATGACACCATTTCCTCTATTCGCATTTATCGTCACGCTCACAGTCATGTTGGCGGCTTGGGCGGTATACGCTTTCTGGAAGGGCTACCGCATAGATGCCGCAGTCCTGACGGGGGCCGTGCTGGTTCTGGGCTGGCTGGCGAGCATCTGCCCGTCGTAGCGTTTCAGGAAGCGGGCGGAACTACTTCCAAAAAGTTTCGCCGCCCGGTTAAATCTGCGGTATACTAACGACGTTTGCACCGTTTAACGTTAACCCTTTCAACCTTTGCGCAAAGGAGAACAGAAGGATGGCAAGCAGCAAGGCAGCACGGGCCGGGTCGAAGGCCAAGAAGACACTGGACAGGGCGGCCGAGGCGAAGTCGGACGCCTCCACGGAGACGAGAGTCTTCCCTGAATCCGAAGCCAACACCGCCTCAGACCACGCGACGACCGCCGCGGCGATTGCCGCGCAGACTGCTCCTGCCGCGGGAGAGAGGACTGCCGCCGCGAGGGGCATTGCCGCGAACGTGGACGAGGTGAGCGCGCAGCTCGACCGGCAGGACGAGAAACGCGCCGAGGACGAGGACAGGTCTCTCTTCGGGCGCATCACACGCTCGGGTCTCGTCCACAACCGCGACCACGTCACGGGCGAGGAGTGGGTGGGGCCGAGCGTGCAGACCGAGGGGCCTGAGTTCGCGCACCGCAAGTTGAAGGTGAGCATCACACCTTTGTCGAACATCGCGCCGCGGACGGGGATGCTGGTGCGTCCCGACGGCCTGACGGGTGACTCGTTCACCATTCCTGAAGGGTTCGGGCCTGACAAGAACCCGGATGCGTGGGCTGCTGTGACGAAGCCCGACGGCAAGTCGCTGTTCGGCTAAACGAGACGGGGCTGCGGCGGCGTGGAAGGACACGCACCCAAGCTGGCGCACGGGGTTTTGCCAGGCGGGCCAGATAGGGAATCTGCTAGCGGTTCCTAAGTTTGCGGGCACAAGTCGGCTGTCGAGTCCGGCCCGCAGCCCCTTTTACCTTCCGCCTAAGTTTCAACCTATGCCGAAGCAGTACGAAAGAATGCGCGACCGCTTCAAGCGCGAAGGGCTCTCCGACAAGGAGGCCAAGCGCCGGGCCGCCGCCATTTACAATTCCAGGCCGGAGAACAAGTCTCACCCCGTCACTTACAAGCGTAAGGGGAAGGGGAAGCAGCATTGACGAGAATCGAACACAAAGAGGTTGCCGAGCTTTACCTGCACATCAACAACGGCGGCGTTGTTTTCAAGGTGTTGCAGGCCGAATACACGTTCGGCGGTGGCGCGCAGGCGAAAGCGCCCGTCCTTGAGGTGGGCGCTGGCTACTTCAGCCAAGAGACGAACCGGATGCGCTTGCTGTTGCGTCCCGAGGCGCTCAAGGCGCTGGGCGAGATGCTAGTGCGGGCCAGCGAGTTGGTCGCTGTAGTAGAAGACCCCATCGCCTTGGAGTTCGTAGAGAACCCGCGCCATGTGAAGTACGGCGATTCAATCACCGATTTAGGGCTGGTCGCGCCCGGCGACACGAGCACAGGATGAACATCGCCCGCCTCTTCTCTTCTTATCAACTCCTCGAAGCCCGCGTCTCCGAGCTTCAAGCAGAACTGCGGCAGGAGAAGGCGGAGAAGAACGAACTGCTGAACAAGGTGCTGCACCTCGCCAAAGTCCCGCCCATGTTCTACGAGCCGCCGAAGCCCACGGAGCAACCACCTCCGCCCCCGATAGGCCCCAGCATGAAGCGGGCGCTGCTCCACAGCCAGCGGCAGAACGAGACGGTGAAGTCGGACGAGGAGATACTTGAGGCGGCGCGGAAGGCCGCGAACGGGAACGGAGGCGGGAAGTGAGCGAGCCATCAAAAGAAGACCTTGAGTTCTTGGCTTTCATGTCTCGACCTCCGTTTCGCGGCGCGGTGAACGTCTACCCGAACGCTGAAGAGGTAAATCAACGCGGCATCGCCGAAACATGCCAAAGGCTGGAAAGCGCAGGAATGATGCGCAGTCGAGAGGTTGGTGACGGCGTGTTTATTTATGAGGTCGTATCCCTACCCTCTACGACGACGGACGCATGAGCACCCACTTTCACCACTCAAACGGCAACGCCGTCCCCTTCGACCCCGAGCACCCGCCCGAGGAGCACGCCCGCGAGCGGCGGGAGCGCCAGCGCAACTACCCCCCACTCCTCAAGTACATCAACAAGACCTGCGACGCCGTAGCCTCCCTAGACAAGCAGGAACGTGTCCGCATCCGTGAAGCACAGGTCAAGGCCGTGGCCTTCTACGACGGGCGGCAGGATGGGGAGGTTCGCGACGGCATCTGGCAGGACAACGAGTACATCAACGGGGAGATAAGACCTGAAGATAACCAGTACAAGATTCAGATTGATAAGCTCAACATGGAGATGTGCCGTGCTCCGTTCGAGTTCGACGTTGAGGCCGTAGACCCGAGTGATTCCGACGCGGAGGAGGCCGCCAAGTTCTTCAAGCACCGGCTGGACATCAACCGCGAGCGCACCGAGACCGAACCTTTCAGGCAGCAGGAGAACCTATCTTTACTCACCAAGTCCGTCACCTTCCGCCACGTCTTCTTCGACCCCAACGAGCCCGGTGATGCACCGGAGCGGATGCCGAAACTCCTTCCCAAAGGCGGCCAGTCCATGCGGGTCACGGTCTGCCGCACCTGTGGATTGCCCCAAGGTGTGGGAGGTAGAAACGAGCAGTTAGATACACCTGATGTAGTCGAGAAGGCCGAAGTCCGGGCCCCCTGCGAGGTGTGCGGCGACTCGGCCGTCAAGGAGTTGAGCGTCCAGACCTCGGGTGGCATGGACATCTCGTACGAGGAGGTGCCCGGGGGAAGAGTCGTCACCGTCCGCCCCGATGCGATAGCCGTGCAGTTGGACATGCAGGCCCGTGACATCAAGTCCAGTCGCTTCCTCCGGTGGGTGCTGACACTTCGAAGGTGTGAGTGGGAGGCCATGTTCCCGGGGAAGCGTATCCCCAAGGCCCGCGAGCGCAAGTCCGAGGAAGGCAGATGGGCGGAAGACCTGCAAGGCCGGGCGTCGAACGATACGTGGGGCTCGCTTGAATACGACTCTCCGGGTGAGCACGACATCACGGGCGGCGAGCAGTTCGAGAAGATAGAAGGTGAACTCGTCTGGCTCGACCGCGTCGTCTACGCCGACTACGTCAACCCGAAGTTAGAGCGAACACCGTCAGGCGAGATACCGGAAGGCTGGGTGCCCGCCGAGGAGTACCCTGATGGATGCTGCGTCGCCCGCATCGGCACGACCGTCCTCGACCTCTACCCCTCAAATAAGAACGAGTGCTGGACGATGTGTGTTTATGGCTTGAGAGAACACGCCCTACACGGGGCCGGGACGTTCTCGATGCTGGGGCCGTGTAATACAATCAACGACTTAAACGCCTACATCCAGGCGAACAACTACTACAACGCCGCCCCCAGAGAGTTCATCAAGTCCGGCGCGCTCGCGGGCAATCAGCTCCCCTCTATCGGCACCGTCGGCGTCGTCACGACACAGTTCGATGAGAACCAGCGCATCGTCGGGAACGCCTACGACAAGGCACCCGCTACTTCTCTGGCTCCCGATGTCTACGCCTTCCGCGAAGGGCAGCGGGGGAGCCTACAGGAACATGCCGGCACGTCCTCACTCTCCATGCAGGGCGCTGCCGACATGAAGCAGTTGGGGACGGCTACGGGGGTTGAAGCCGCGAGAGACCAAGCGGTAGGCCGGATGATTCCCAACCTTAAATTGCAACAGGGCATGGTCGTGGAGTGGATGTATCAGGTCGGGCAGTTGGAGCGCGCCAACTGTAGTCCTGAGATGTTCCTGCGCGGTGCCGGTAAGGGTAGTGAGAAGGGCGAGGTCAATTATACAGAGAGAGGAGTCCGCGCCTTCTTCGAGCGCGACCCGCGCAAAGACTTCCGCATCAAGCCCGTCGAAGGCTCATGGGTTCCGACCACCCCGGCGCAAAGTAAGGCCAACGCGACGGAGTTCGGGGTGCTCGCCTCGCAGATACAGAACCCGGAAGTGCTGGCACTACTGGCTCCCAAGTACGGCGTCGAGTACACGGTCAACGAGTGGGGTGCTACTGAACGGGCCGCAAGTTTAAGGCTCCGCGAGTGGGCGCGCATTGCGTCCGTGATAGAGCAGGGCGGGTATCCTGCTACTCCTGAGATGGCAGAGGTCGTCTTGCAGCAGGCTCCGGCGTGGGCGCAGATAAACCCCGCGATGGACAACCACCCGGCTTACATGAACTACCTCACCGACTGGTGGACTTCGGACGAAGGTACAGGAGCAAGCCCTTTGCTCAGGATGGTGGTTGAGAAGGCGCACCTGATTCATGGGGCCGGGGGTGTCGTGCAGGAGCAGTTGAAGGGTGTGGCGAGCATGGCGGCTCAGGCTCCACAGATGGCAGCGCAGGAGGAGCAGCAGGCCGCGCAGACTGAAGAGCAGGCACAGATGAAGGCCGCAGAGTTAGGTATGCAGGCAGAAGAGAAGGAAGCGGAAAGAGAGCATCAACTTACGTTGGCGGTCGCGAAGCAGGGCGAAAAGTAACCTCACAACCCTTGCCAGCCGACCGGGCGGTGCTATACCCTCTCCGGTCATGAAAACCCTACTCATCCTTTCGCTCCTCGTCACCTTCCAATCCACCGAGTACGGCAAGCCCGAGGAACTCAAAGGTCTCACCAAGGTCTTCGTTGACACCGGGGGAGACATGAAGAACCGCGAGCGCATCACGAAGGAACTCGCGAAGCTCAAGTTGGAGCTACTTGACTCTGCCGAAGGCGCGGAGGTGGTCTTAGACTTCGGGGCGGGGAAGTCTGAGCGCATCTCCGGCACCATGTCCGGAGGTCAGGGTACGCTCGGCACCCGGCGGATAAACACCGGGCAGGGCCGGGTCTACGTGATACGTGAGGGCAAGGCTCGGCTGGTGCTGTCGTACGAGGGCGAGGAGAAATTCGCGTGGGAGGATAAACCGGCTTCCAACTTCGGGAAGATGTTTGCGAAGGCGTGGAAGAAGGCTAACGGGATGAAGTAGGTGGGCCACGATCATGCAGTCACCACTTCACCTGGCGAAGCGCATCCTCATCGGCAGCCGCTACTGGGCCGCACGGTTCCTCAAAGAACATCCGAAGATACGGGAGTGCAATGCGTGCGGCTGGCAGGGCCGCTGCTTCGAGAGCGACGAGTGGCACCCCCGCACCGTCTGCCCCCGCTGCCGCTCTGAGGTGAGGCATAGGCTGCTGGCCGCCGCCCTGACGCTCCCGCCTTACGAACACATACTGACGGGTAAGTTCGTGCTCCACTTCGCGCCCGAGACGGTGGTTGGGGAGATACTGCGGGCGAGTGCGGGTAGCTACACGACCGCCGACCTCCTCCGCGATGACGTGGACGCGAGACTCGATATGACGGACATGCCGGCGGTTGCCTCCGAGTCGTTCGACGTGGTTGTGGCCTGTGATGTACTTGAGCATGTTGCCGATGACCGCAGGGCGCTACGGGAGATTCGCCGCGTGCTGCGCCCCGGCGGGTGTGCCGTGCTGACCGTCCCGCAGAAGGACGGACTGAGGGAGACGTTCGAGGACGAGACGGTCGTAGACCCGGCGGAGCGCGAGCGAGTGTTCGGCCAGTGGGATCACCTGCGCATCTACGGCGACGACTTCCCGGGCCTGCTTGAGTCCGCGGGCTTCGGGGTGGCGGTCGTCAGCGAGGCCGAATTTCCCGCTAAGTCGGTCAGGAGGTATGTGCTGTTTCCCCCCGTCCTGTCTGAGCACCCGCTGGCGACGAACTACCGTAAGGTGTTTTTCGCGAGGAAGGGCTGAGACTCTTCCTCAATTCCCGGCCTTTCGGGCGGCGGTGACATCTCTAGTCCTGTGTGGCGCGGGCGGTTTAGACGCCAAGAATTTGTCGCTCTCGCGGGGTGAGTCTATCAAGAATGCGCCGCCTCTCGGCCTCGGCCAGCACCGCCCCAACCTCATCAACGGACTCCGCGACAATCATTGGTACTACGCGCCCGTCCGATGCTCCCATGGGCCCCTTCTGCTTCGCATACTCATCGGCGGCGGCTTCGTTAGTGAACTGCGCTAGAAGTTTATCCCGCCCACGCCCTTCAACGTTGTCCTCATTGGCGTAGACGCCATACACGGTCAGCATTCCTCTCTACTCCTTTCCCCCAAGAGACGAGGCGAGGGCGGCCCGTTCTCTTTCGCGCTCGTCGTACATCGCCAACAGGCTTCGCTCTATTGAACGTAGGGCATTGAACAGGTCGGGGCCGAGTCCGGTAAAGTTTTTCAGCATCAAGTCAACTTCAATATGAAGGTCGCGCGCTTCCCTCTTCAGCGAGGCACAGGAGTAACATTCTTCGCTCATAAAGTACCTTCTTCCTGTTCATACTCATGTGCTGCCCGATAGATGTCTTCGGGTATCTCCGACCACCAAAGCAACTGCCAATCATTTTCGAGCCACATGCTGTCTGCATCTTTCGGGGCGTTTCCGCAGTGATACAGCAAATCCTTCTTCCACCGCAGCAGCTCTAAAACAGGGTGCAAAGGAACCGCAGTGCTGTAAACGTTCCACTCACCCTTATCGCTAGAGCCGTCGCGCCTCACTGTGTTTACGCGGACGCGATACGTGACGAAATACGCGCTCACTTCGACTCCTCTTCCTGTGTAGAGGTTGGGGCGGCGTTGGCTTCATCCTCGGCTGCGTCTTCCCACCCTTCCCACCAAGCGGCGTGCATCTCGTCTTGGTATGTGGTGTCGCGCGGATGTCCACTCTCGGGATATGGGTTCTCAACCGACATATCGCCCTGCTTACGTGCGCGCCAACCCTCTTCGTATGCCTTCTGGGAGTAATCGCTCACTTCACCCCTCCTCCTGCTTGAGCGAGTCTTCAAGGCGCCGAACGATTTCCTCCGTCAGTGACCGTCCGTTTCGTTCGGCCGCAGCCTGAAGCGCACGTTTTAATTCGACCGGCGCGAAAAAGCCCACGAACACGCAATCCGTCCGCCGCCGCCGCTCGCCGATGTAGCGGTTGAGCAGTTTACACCCATCGGCGAGGTGGGTCTTGATGTGGCGCATTTCTGCCCGTTCGGCCTTGCCGGTTCTAATCGTGTCTATGACTGTTATGCGCGGGAGGGAGTTTCGGGCTTCAAGCTCCTCCATCCACTCTCGCAACTGTGGCGTGTGCGGGTCGGTAATGTGGCGCGCGTACCGTGTGCGAAGGTTGACCGTCTTGCCGATATAACGAACCGCGCCGCTCTCGGGGCAGGAGAGTGTATAGATGTGAACAACCCTATCCAGTGTTTCGCTCACGGCCGCACTCCTTCTTCGATGAGCCGCGCCAATTCCTGCGAGACGGTGCGGTGCTCTCTGGCGGCTTGCTGCTGTAGCGCACGTTTCAACTCGGCTGGAACGTAACCGCCGACGAACACCCCTCTGCGCTGCGCGGGCTGGGTCAGTCGTTCGTTGCGGCAGGGGGTACAGTAAACACGCCGCGTCGAGTGGCCCGGCACCTGAAACGGCTCCTCACACACCTTACACACTTTTTGAATCATCGTTCTGCCCTCCTCACTTTCAGCACGTCTGACTCCCTGACGAACCACAACTTGCCGCGTCGCTCGCCCTTCAGCACACCCGCCCGAATCCAGTTGTAGACCGTCTTGCGGTCAACCTTCATCTGGTGCGCGACCTCTTTCGGCGTCAGGTATTGGACTCCCATTCCGCTAGTACCTCCTATTTCCCACAGAATAGCACAATCGGACTCTAAAGCATAGAGATATTTGAAGTTAAACACAGAAAACAACTTACAATGCTCTCGTTACCGACGGGCTCATTTCGAGCCCACCACGCAGAGGAAAACCTATGTCAGCAGAACCGACGTGGGACAGCACAATCGAGGCGAGTATCGCTCCCCCTGCCGATACCGGCGCGGAAGGAAGTGACACCCCCGACGTGGTTGAGCCCGCACAGGAAGAGTCCGCCGAAGCCGTGCCCGAGACTCCCGCCGAAGACGTTGCCGCGCCATCCGGTGACGACGGTGCGGGTGAGGGTGAAGCCCCCGCGGAAGACGACAGCCCCGAGGACGACGAAGAGAAGAACGACCCGCCCGAGCTTCAGGCTCTACCCTCAAAGAGCGCCCAGCGCCGACAGGCGCGGCGTGAGCGGGTGCAGAGACTTGAAGCCGAGAGTCAGGTCGTCCTTAGAGCAGCGCAGTCCTTCTCGTTACCACGAACTGGTTGACGACTTCTTCGAGAACCACGGCGAGCAGTACCTGCAAAAGAGGTACGGACTCAAGGCCGAAGAGTTGGACGCCATCGTGGAGAGAGGGAAGGCTGAACCCGCCCGAACCGCGCAGTCAGACCCCGACTACGACATCTTCGCCGACCCACTCGTACCCGACCACGTCAAGGATGAACTGCGTGAACTGCGCGCCGTCAAGGACGAGTTCGGTCAGGTGAAGTCGAAGGTCGAGGGTTTCGAGACGAAGGAGCAGGAGCGGGAGCGGCAGGCGCTGGAAGCCGAGGCACAGGCCATCGAGGGTGAGGTTTTCCAAGCCGTCTCGCCGGTGTTGGCGGAGGCGGTCGAAGAGTACGGCCTGAAGCCGAGCAAGGATGACCCGCAGGAGATAGCCGTCCTGAAGAAGATCGGGATGCGCATCCTCGGCGAGGACACACTCACCACCTTCATGGCAGACGAGGGCAACCGGAAGGCGCGAGAAAGGGTCGCGCACTGGGCCTCGAAACGCGAGAAGGCGAACGCCCTGCGCGAAGTTGACCCGCTCAAGGTGCGCACGCGCGCTGCCGCCGAGGTCGTTCGCAAGGGCGACGAGTTGAGTACCGTCCTCCGGCTCATCGAGCAGCTCACAAAAGCCAAGGCGCAAAAGTTAAACGAGCGCGGCAAGGGGCAGCCCCCCGTGCCCGCAGGAGCCCCGCCGGGCGGAAACGCCGTCCCGAAGACTGAGATTAAGACGTGGGATGACGCCTTCGCCTCTGTGGGGCAGTGAGGACCTAAGAGATGGCATTCACCGCTGCAACCGCCTCGGTCGTGATGACCGAGAAGATAGAGCCCATCCTGCGCTCAGGATTAGTCTCGGCCAATCAGGACGAGGCCGTCACCTTCAACCTCTTCATGCAGGACGCCAGTCGAGAGCGCACGAACGAGCTCGGCCGCCGCATCCCCTTCACCGTCACGCCCAACGCGTCATACGGCTCCATCGCGGAGGGCGCGCAGTTCCCCCTCCCGGGAACCCCCGCCATCGTGCAGGGCCGTGTGTACTACCTCAACCAGTTCATGACGGGCGAGATCAACGGCTCCGTCCTCGACCAGGAGACGGAGACGGGTCTGCTGTCCTTCATGCGCACGCCGATGGACATGGACTTCCAGACGTTCAAGAACCGCCAGAACCTCTGGATGCACGGCACCGGCGACGGTGCGTTAGGCGTCGTCACCGCTATCACCACCGGTGCCGCCGGTACAGCGACTTTGGGGGGCGACTACGGGGCCGAGAACATCATCGTCGGCAGTCGTCTCGTCTTCCACTCGACGGGGGCCGCCCAGCACAGCCAGTCGGGGGCGGTCACGGTCTCCACGGTGACGGCCGTCAACTACTCCACGAACGTCGTCACCTTCGACACCGTCCCGACGGACGCCGTTGTGACCGACACGCTCCACTACGAGGCCAGTTACGGCCGCGCCCCGCACGGCATTCCCTACCACGTCTCGGAGACCTCGGGAACGTGGCTGGGCCTGAACACCGGCACGTACTCGGGCCTCAAGGCGACGGTGCTGGACGCGGGCGCGACGAACGGTGCAGGGGGCACGGCGCTGACGCCCGGGATGATTGACCTCGTGCAGGCCCGCAGCCGCAAGCGGGGGGGTACGCGCGGGAACGTCAAGTCGCGCGTGATGATTTCGCACCCGACGCAGTTGTTCAACTACACGCAGTTGGGCTACACGTCCGGGTACGGCATCCAGCGAGTCGTCGGCATGAACGGCAAGCTCGACCTCGGCATCAGTGCGGCCAGCCACAACGGCATGACGTGGCACGAGGATTTACAGGCGGCCCGCAGCCGCATTGACATCCTCAACCTGCCGGACTGGGCCATCGAGTACACCCGGCTTCCGGGCTTCTACGCCTTCAACGGCGACAAGGGGCAGAAGCTCATCCAGAAGTCGGGCTCGGGTGCCCCTTACGACGCTTTGCAGTATTCGCCTTACGCGAGATATGACCTCGTCTGCAAAGACAGAAAAAATCAAAGCGCCATCGTGAATCTCCCGTACATCGCGGGGCTCTGATGGTCGCCTGTTGAGTGAGTAGTTTTGTTCTTTGACAAGCGAATAGTGCGGTAGAATAGGCGGCGAAGGGATAGGCCGGCCAGCCGACAAGCGTGCTTCCTACACGTTTCCCTTCACCTTCTCATAGGAGCCAACTAAGGAGGTTGGTATGTCAGAGAAAGCCTGCTCGCGCTGCGCGCAAACCCTTCCCTTAACAATGTTCGGAACGGCTAAAGGCCGCCCGTTGTCAGCCTGTAAGGACTGTACACGGGCAGCCAATCGCAAATCGTACCGCAGGCATTGGGAGAAGCGGCAACTCAAGAGGGCCGAATATAAAGCGGCTAATAAAGAGAAGTACGACGCCGCGATTAAGGCGTGGGCCACCCGCAAGCGAGACGAGGGATACTTCAGAACCCAAGAGAAACGAGACAAGAGGCGCGCGTATTACAAGCGCATCAAGCAACTCGTATTTGAAACATACGGCGGTGCGTTCTGTCGCTGCTGTGGGGAGTCTGAGATTTCCTTTTTGTCGCTTGACCACATCGCGGGCGATGGCGCTTCCCATCGGCGTATGCTGAACAAGCAGAGCAGTCAGAACATGTACATGTGGATTAAAAGTCAGGGCTTCCCGCCCGGCTTCCAAGTGCTTTGCGCCTCTTGCAATCTCGGCAAATTCCTCAACAACAACGTCTGCCCGCACGAACTCGCTCGTCAGGAACTCACCGCACTTGCGGAGGTTCCGAGCGCCCACCAAGCGCCATAACACGGCCGCCCCTGTCGCGGTCGCTTAAGGAGAGACCGCGATGCCGACCGGATACGATACCCTAACGGGGCAACTCAACACCGTCACGCGCAAGCGCATTCAGACGAGCTTTGTTCGGCCCGCCGATACCACGGCTTACGCCGCGGGCGACCAAGTGGCGGACTCGACCTCTGCCCCGACCATCCTGACTTTCTCGGGTGCGGCGCGCCGGAACGGCGGCTCAGGCCGTATCATCGAGGCCATCCTGCTCGTTGACCTCGCGACCGTCACCAACGGCGACTTCCGCCTCTACATCTTCAACGCGAGCTTTACACCCAACAATGACAACGCGGCCTTCGACAAGCTGGCCGCGAACCGCGCCGCCCTCATGGGCTGGGTGGACTTCGACACGCTCGTCGCAGACGGGGCCTCGGCCGTGGCTGCGACCTCCCGCGCCGTCTCGGCGGGGTTCGGCGGGGCGGACGACGGCCTACCTATAGCGTTTGAGTGTGCGGCGGGCAACACAGCCCTCTACGGCGCGCTCGTGGCTCAGGGTGCTTACACCCCGAAGAGCGCGGGC